CGGTTTCCCAGCCGTCGAGCGAGCTCGCTTGCTGGCCGCTGACCAGGATCACCCGGATCGTCTGCGCCAGGTCGTTGACCGCGGCGGTCTCGCCGGCGGCCAGGATCGGCTTGAGGATCGTCAGCAGCTGCTGCTCCTCGGCGGTGAGGAACACCTCGATCGTCTTGGCCTCTTTCGAAAACCAGCCGGTCACCTTCGACCAGAGGGTGGCGACTTCGTTTCCGAGTTGCTGCAGCGGGCCGGGGGCGGTCTGCTCGGCGGGGATGGGAGGCATTGGCAAGTCCTGACTTGGTGCGGCCGCGGCCGCGGGTGGCGCCGCGATCGCGGCGAAGGGGCGGGCGACCGGGCGGCCGGTCTTAGGATCGTTTGGCATCGGGCTTCGGCTTGCGAGGCTTGCGCACGCGCTTCGGCTTCGCCGGCGGCTGGGGCGGCCCGATCCGGCCGGCGCGGATCGGCTTGCCGGTGCGAGGGTCGATCACTGCGCGGTCTCCTTCTTCGGCTCGGCGGCCGCGCCGACGACGTCGAAGCGCTCGAGGCCCTCGGAGCGGATGATCTCGACGAGCTTCGCGCCATAGAGCGGGTCGGTCGCGTAGACGCCGGTCAGCGCCTGGGCGAAGGCCAGCGGATCCGGCAGCTTCGCGCGCGCCGGCGCGTAGGCGTCATGGGTCGCCAGCAACTTGGCGTGCGCCTCGAACGCCTCGGTGAACGACGCGAACTTCGCGAACGGCTGCAGCTGCGTGACCCAGCGGCCGGCGATGAATTCGCGCGTCGGCGCCAGCACGGTGGGCTCGCCCTCGAGCGCCTTGATCCCGAACGGGTTGAAGCTGCCCGGCGGCATGTGCAGGCCCCACCCGCTTTCCTGGCCGTACTGCGCCAGCGTCACCGAGGCGGGGATCTTCCACGTCGCCATAGCGGCCTGGGCGGCGGTGACGGTGGCGGCGGTGAGCGTGATCATGCGCGCATGCTCGCGCGCAGCGTGCGCAGTCGGATGAACTACGGGTAGACCAGGCTCGAGCCGTTGCAGAACACCGGCTCCGTCGTCGAGCCGCCGCCGGCGTAGGCCTGGTTCTTCGACGGCGTGGCCACGCCGTCGGTGACGATCCAGAAGGTGCCTTTCGACGTCGTGTTGCAGGTGGCCGAGAGGCCGACCTTCACGCCGGGAACCTCGAGGAACGTTCCGCCGCCGATCACCGGCGCGATCTGCGGGTTGGCGCCGTCCATCGCGAACTTGGCCGAGTGGCTCGCCTCGTCGTCGATCACGATCGGCGAGCCGGATCCGTTGCGCGCGTAGATCGTCGCCGTGCCGATCAGCGATTGCGCGAAGAGGGCTTGCACGGCGGTGTCGCCGAACCCGGTCGGGCCGCCGACCGCGTTCACCTGGTAGCCGGACGTGAAGCTGAAATTCAGCTGCGCGCCGGCCTCGATCGTCGGCCCCGGCATGCCGTTGCCGTAGTCGGCCAGCATCACGGTGTTGTTCGTGGTGCACCAGCCGAACCCCGGGATCCCGCCGGTGTAGACGGTGCAGCCCGGCAACGCGGTGTTGCCCTCGGCCTTCACCGACGAATTGCCTGTGCCCGACATGTGCACAACGACGTTGCCGTTCGCCGGGAACGTGATCGTTCCGTTCGAATAGATCTTGAACTCGAGCGCGTTGCCGTGGCCGCCGCCCTGCGGGCTCGAGCGCAGGTTCATGATCAGGTTGTTGTCGCAGCCGTTGCACACCAGGCCCGGGCCGGTCGTGCTCACGATGTCGATATTCATCAAGAGGTTCTCGGAGGCGTTGCCCCCGACGTTTGATCCGGTCCCGTTGCCCTCGACGAAACTGCCGAGCTCGAGGCCGCCGGCCGTCCACGCCGACTGATTGATCGAGATGTTCTCGACGTGGTTCATCTGGCTGTCGACGTGCTGCGAGAAATTCGTGTGGTTCGCAGCCGGGTTGCTGGTCAGATCGAACGCAAAGTCAGTGAACGGCGTCGCGCTGTTGAAGCCGACGAAGTAGAGGTTGGTGTATTCGCCGCCGACGACGGTCGCGGCGTAGAGCCCTTTCTTGGCCAGGCCGTTGTTGCCGTCGAAGCTGACGCCGCGCACGCCGTTGCCGGCGATCGCCACCTTCGACGTCGCGCCGGTCGGCGCGATGATCGTCATCATGATGCCGCCGCTGGCGCCGTTCCACAGCAGGCGGCAAGGGGCGACCGCGGGCGTGCCCTGCGTGGCGGAAATCGCGCTGGCCGGCCCCGTCTGGCAGAGCAGCTGCACGTTGGAGCGCGCCGCCGTCAGGGTCGACTTGATCACGCAGGTGCGGTTGGCCGGCAGGCTGACCGCCTGCTTGGCGTTCAGCGCCGACTGTATCGCTGCGGCGTCGTCGGTCGTCCCGTCGCACTTGGCGTTCCACGGCGCTTCCATGACGTTGACCGCCTGCGCCTGCGGAACGAGCGCGAGGGCGGAAGCGGGCGCGAAGGCGAGGGCGAGCGCGGCGATCGTCGCCAGGCGGGCGAGCATCAGAGCACTCTCCAGACGTCGTCGGCGTCTTGGATCGTCACGCTCTCGTAGTCGGCGAGCAGGGTCCAAAAGGCGACGTTGTTGATCAGGTAAGGCGGCGTCGGCGTCAGCGTGATGTTGTTCGCCGAGCAGTCGCCCTTGCCGTCCACGATGTGGATCTTGCGACCGGTCCCGGCCGGCTGCGGCAGGTTGATCTGCATCGCCGCGCCAACCACCTGGTTGACCACCAGCGTGAGATCGCCGGGCGGCGTCAGCGCCGAGACGTTGTAGGGGCCGGCGGCGGTGATTGTCGTGATCACCGACTGCGTCGGCAGCGGGCTGAGCGGCACGAAAGCCGGGTTGCCGGCGCCGTCGAAGGTCAGCGCTGTGTTCGCCCGCGCGGCCGGATCCGGCAGCGTGAACCCGGCCTGGCCGAATGCGCTCGTCCACGCGCGCTTGATCTTGGCAGCGAGGTCTTGGACCTGGCGGGCGATGTTATCGAGCGCGCTCTCGCTGGCCGACGGACTGAACTGCCCGAGCTCGCCGAACGCCGAGGGCTGGCTCTGCGGCGTGTTGCGCGCGATCGTCAGGGTCGAGCCCGCCGGCCACTGGCCCGCCAGCGGCAACAGCCCGGCCGCCAGCAGCACCGTGCCGACGTTCGGCAGCGCGCCGCCATCGGTAAGCGTCAGCTGGCCGGGCGCGAAGATCTGCACTGGCCCCGCGCCCTGGTCGAGATAGACGCTGACGTCCTGGTCCTCGGCGTAAGGGAAGACGGTGTTGAAGGGGCCGAGGCTGGCCGTGCCGCCGATCTGATAGACCGTCTCGGTCGTGGCCGGAGCGATCGTCATCGGGCGGGGCTCTCCATGACGGAAAGCTTCGGCTCACTCCGCGCTGGTCGGATGAAGCCAGAAACCGCTATGGGCGCGGTTGCGGACGTTCGCCTCGTAGCGCTGCAGGTAGCCGGGGCTGATCGCCTCCTGCATCCGCCAGAGCACCAGGTAGTCGATCGCGAGGCGCGTGTACCAGAGGTTCACGAGCGGGATGTTCTGCGCGCCGATCCTGAGCGCCTCGGCCGGGATGGGCGAGCGGCCGGTCGTCTCCGAGACGTCGCCGCCGGCGATCGCCTGCTGCACGATCTTCGCCACCGCCTCGCTGTCGCCGAGCGCCGGGCCGCCCAGCTGGCCCCAATCGAAGTCGCGGCCGTTGCGGTTGATGTCGCCAAAGAGAAAGTCGCCATAGACGCCGAGGCCGCCGCCCTGCGCCATCGACGCGGCCCAGACTTTCCACCAGCTGTAGCCGTCCTCGCCGAGCGGCCCGCGTGGGAGCTCGCCGCGGCTCAGCGCCTTGGCGTTCATCGACACATAGCCGGCCAGCGTCGTGCCGAGGATCAGGTGCGCGAGCACGCTGACCGGGCCAAGCCCGGCGTAGCCCTTGGCCGCCGGGACCAGGTGCCGTCCTACGATGGTGTTTACGAACGATTTGAATTGCCAGAAGGTTCGCATCAGCTCGCCCGTCACGGTGCCGGGCCTCGTTCCAAAATTCCCGAACGAGCGCTCGCGAGCTCGCGGCTCGCTCACCGTGTCGTCGAGGATGTTGTGCACCATGGTCGCCCACTTGAGGGCGGCGCCGTTCTCCGCCGCCGCCCCTGAGGCGTTGGCGTCCCGCAGGCGGTCTAGAGTGAAGTACTTCACACCGTCGGCGGCAGGCTGGATGCCGACGCGGGCGTTGTCCCAATCCTCGCGCCCGATCCCGAACCGCTCGAACGTCTCGGCGACGCCGGTCGGGAGATCCTCGAACGCCGTGTCGGCGAGGCCGCCGAGCAGCCGGGCATAGCCCACCGCCGCGCCGTGCCGCACGCTGTTGTTCAGCGCCTCGAACCCGTTGATCCGGTAGAGGGTCTTGACGCCCCAACTGAGCCAGCCGGACGCGCCGTCGCTGGCGAGGTACTGGCCGCCGAGGTGGCCGGCGAAGCTGCGCGCGCCGACGTCGAGCGCCTCGGCCGCCGCCTTCGCCTCGGGCGAGGAAAGCCGCAGGATCCCGTCGAGGAACGCCGCGCGGTAGCCGCCGAGCCAGGTCCCGCCCACGCGCTTGAAGACGCTCGCCGTGATCGGCAGGTCGGTCGCCTTCGAAAGCACGATCGAGCCCAGCTTGGTCAGCGCCTCCCAGCTGCGGATATTCCGCATGACGAGCGCCAGGCGCATGTTCGCCGGCGTGTCGGCCATCCCGTTCACCGCCTCGAACCGGGCTTTGACCATCGGGTTCTGCAGCGACTTGGCCGCGGCGACGTCGCCGGCGTCGCGGGCCTGCTGCGCGAGGCGCGACACCTCGGCCTGGAACGCCGCCTCCGGCGCCGGCCCCCACACCTTCATGAGCGCGGCGTTGCGCCCCGAGCGCTCCAGCTGGTGCATGACCGTCGCGAAGAGGCTCGAGCGGCCGTAGCGCTCGGCGTAGTCGAGCCACGCGTCGCTGTCCTTGAAGTGCAGGACCCGCGCCTTGCTCACCGTCCGCGCCAGCGACGCCTTGGGCCGGAAGTCGCCGAGATCGGAGCCGCCGGAGATCTCGTCGTGGTGGCCGGTGACGACGTCGGTCCAGATCCTGTGCAGCATGAGCTCGGCCGCGTCGGACGGATCCTCGAGGATCCCGCGCGCCGCCAGGGCCTTGGCCTGCTCGGGCGCATAGACGTCGCCGGCGTCGATCCCGCCGAACGTCTTGCCCTCGTCGAGCTTGGGCCGGATGAAGTCGCGCCATTCGCCGAAGCTGCGCGCCTCGGCCGCGGACCGGGCGGCCGCCCAATCGAAGTCTTTCACGCCGCTCGCCTGCACGCGGCGGCCGAGCTCGCCGAGCTCGCGATAGAACCGGCCGGCGATCTTGTTCGCGTCGTGCGCCTGGCGCCCGATGTAGCCCTCGGCGCGGTCGATCCAGGCCCCGACGTCGTTCTGCATCTTGCGGCTGGCCTCGAGCGCGGCCACGAAGACGCGGGCCGCGTGCAAGGCGCCCTCGTCGCCGGTCGGCTCGACGCCCGGCGCGCCGGTCAGCCGCGCCATCTCCTTGGCGACCAGGCGGTCGAACCCGCGCTCGCCGACGCCCCAGAAGTTGCTGAGCCGGTCCTTGAGGCCCGGCATCTTGGAGAGGCCGACGTCGACGAGGCCCCAGAGCAACATTTGCCGCGCCCGCCCTTCGGCGTCGATCGAGCTCGAGGATCCGGCGACCTGGCGCTCCGACCCGACGTTGATCGCCTCGAGCGCGCGGGCCGGCCCGAGCTTCGCCACCAGCGGCTCGAGCTTCGGGCGACGCACCTCGTCGCGGGCGATCTCGGCGGCGATCCGCGTCCGCCGCGCGATCAGCGCCTCGCGCAGCTCGTCCTTCGTCACCGCCTTCGCCGCCTCGGCGATCGCCTGCTTGTCGGTCAGCGTCGGCGCTTCGCGCTTGGCGCGCTTGGCCTGGTTGGCGAGCCGGGTGAGGAAGGCGTCGGCCTCTTCGTCCGAGAACACCCCGCCCGTCGCCATGTGGATGGCGGCCACGCACTTGTCGGTCATTGCACGTGTCCCCAGCGCTCGCCTCGACAGATGGCGCTGACCGACGACGTGCAGACGTTGAAGGCCTCGGCGATCTCCCTCAGCTTCGCGCCTCGTTGACGTTGGCTGCGGATCTCTCGCACGTCCTCGTCAGCAAGCTTTGCCGCACGAGCATCCTGGCCGATTGGCATAGGCTCGCCCTTTCGAGAGCGCCCGCGCTCGCGCATGTCGGCCATGTTCTGAAGGTGCGTGCCCTCGACTAAGTGAGCCGGGTTGCAGCAGAGACGATTGTCGCAGTCATGCCTGACGAACGGCATCTCAGCGTCTGGTAGAGCACCCGATGCTAGAAAGTAGGCAACCCGGTGCGCGAGGTATACACGACGCCGACCTCCGATCTCCCAATACGCTGCGCCATATCCTTTGTTGTGACGGCCGCGTTTCCAGGGCCAGCAGGCCTTTGGACCAGCGGAGCGATCGACGCGGCTCCAAAATCGATCTTCGGATAAGCGCATACCGTGTTCTACGGGTCGCGCGCGGGCGGTCGGATGATCAGTAGATCGAGCGTTCGATACGCACGTCGATTGGCGCGAGGGAAGATGCGCTCACGTAGCACGGGTTCTTCAGCCCGCCGCAGCCAGGCTCTGGCTGAGCGTGGGCTTCGGGCGTCGCGTGCTCGATGGCGATCGCGGCGAGCGAGACAGCGATGAGTGTCAGCACGGCTTTGGTGTAGCGGTCGAACATGGTCAGCCCCGGAGTTGATCAAGGGCAATGAGCATAAGCCGGCGCAGGGCTTCAGGGCGAGAGACGCTTTCGCTGGCGGCGAAGCGGTCGAGCCGCTCTAGCTGATCGGGGGGAAGGCGAACACCAACGTTCACCGAGCCGACCGGCGGCCGACCGCGTTTTCTGTTAGCAGATATTGGATCGGCCACGAATAAGTGCTAGCAGCAAAGCGGACCGGCGGGAAGTTGCACCTTTCCGCCGGCCCTAACTCGGACCCTCGATCCCAGGAGATCGACATGGCCAAAGCTGGCCTGACACCTAGCACGGACTGCCCGGCCGCGCGCCTGGCGCGCGAAGCGGCTGCGACGATCGTCGCGCAGAAGGCCGCCGACGAAGCTGGCCGCGCCGGCGGCTCGGAGATGCTGCTGGAGCGGCTGGAGGCCATCGAGGACGCCTGCACTTACGAGCGGGCGACCAGCGCGCTGGGCGCGTTTTTCCAGCTACTGATGCTCTACGGCGATCTGGAAGAGGGCCTGCCATGGCTGAGCGACAAGCCGGGAACCGCGCGCCAGCTTCGCCGCCTGCGCCGGCTGGCGGCGTCGGCCGCCGGCTGGGTCGGCGAGCAGGCGGACGAGATGACGGTCGCCGCGCTGCGGTCCTACTACCTCAACCCGCGCTTCGACGAATTCACGGCGCTGGAGGGCTATCTGCGCCCGGCGCAGCTTCACTAGGCGGCGGCTCGACCTCGGCGAACAGCGTCGGCTGTGGGCTGAAGGCCAGGTCATTGCCTTGCTCGACCCAGCGGCCGGCCACGAGCTCGCCTACCGCCCACGATCCGTCGTTCCAGCCGACCAGCATCGGTCCTTTCGAAACCGTTTCTTTCGACCAGGTCATGCTTCCTCCAAGAGGCAGAGCGAAGCCGCTCGCATCGCCTCGGCGATCGTGTTGGGGTCTTCGGTGGGGTCGGGCCGGGGCTCGAGCGCGTTCTCGGCCGCCAGGCGCTCGGTGTCGTCGGCGATCGCCTTGAGCTCGGGGTCGGCCGCGATCAGCTGGTCGCCGGTTGCCCTGGCGGCTCGTTCAGGCTCGCTAGGCTCTTCGCCACCTTCCGGTGATACGCGCTCACCTGCGGCTGGTCGCTCTCCTGGCTCGCCAGCTGGGCGAAGGTCGAGGAGAGGAGGCTCGCGGGGTTCGGCGCCGGGGCGGCTGGGGCCGGCGGGCCGGAGGGTGTCGACTTCGCCGGCGTCGCCGGTCCGGAACCGGTCTGCGGCGAGGGCGAGGATCGCGCGCGCGGTGTCTTCATTCGGGGTCTCTCCCAGCAGATCCTCGCCCGGCTCGATCTTGCCGGCGCGTTCGGCGTAGTCCTTTAGGGCGGCGCTGATCTTCTCGGCCGCCAGCGGCCGCGCGAACGTCTCGTCGCGGTAGAACAGCCGCAGGAACGCCTCGGTGAACGGGCTCACCGCGCCGTTCGGATCGAAGAGCTCCCCTTGCCCGAGGAGCTCGCCCAGCACGTCGCCCAGCTTCAGCTTCTCGCGCGCGGCGAAGCGCACCAGGTCCATGGCCGACGTCAGCGCCGGCGTCAGGTCCAGCACGCGCGGGATCTCGCCGCGCTCGGCGAGCGCGCGCATCTTCGCCCACGCCGGCGCGGCGTCCGCCATCGCCTCGCCGAACCGGCGCGCCGGGCTCTCCTCGCCTTCGAAGATCTGGCCCACCAGGCGCGGGTCGCCATAGGCGCGCGCCAGCACCGCCGCGCGGATCCGCCGCGCGCCCTCGGGGCTGAGCCGGCCCTCGGCGTCGGTCATCTGGCCGACCTGGTCGGGCGCGACCTTGTCGATGAACGCCCGCGCAAACGCCCGCGAGCTCGTCGGCCCGCGGCCCTCCTCGATCTGATCGAAGAGCTCGCCCGGCATCTGCTTGGCGTCCGCCATCGCCTGTTCGGTCGGGCTCATGCGCTCGGTCACGTCGGCGTTCATCTCGCGCGCCAGGCTCGCCCGCTCCGCGCCGGTCAGCGCGTCGCTCCGCATGCGGATGAGCACCGGCTCGCGCATGCCGGTCGTGTCGTAGCCGGCCGCCTCGAGCTCGGCGCGATAACGTCCGTACGCGTCGGAGCCTTTCGCCGCGGCCCTCCGCAGCGCGATCGTCCGCCCGTTGCCGCTTTCGACGACGCCCGAGGGGCTGGTGATCGGCGCGCCCTGGCCGGCGCCGACGTCGCGCATGAGGAGCTTCGGGTTGAGCTCCGCCTCGAGCTGCAGGTTCCTCGCGTAGGCGCCGGCGCGGCCGCGATCGCGCGGCTGAAGCTCGGCCGGATACGCCGGGTTCACCTGCATGTCGTCGGTGTGGCTCGTCACCAGGTCGCCGAGCTCGGCCAGCCCATAGCGAACCGGAACCTCGGTCCCGCGCGTCGTGACGGCCGTCGCCGCCTCGCCGGGCCGGAAGCTGTCGAGGTCCGACAGCGCGTTCACCTCGTCGAGCCGGCCTACGTCCTGCGCGCGCTCGATGAGCTCGCCCACGCGCACCGGCTCGTCGCTGATCGTCCGGTCGAGCGCGATCGCCCACGCCGAATAGCGCGCCGCCGGCGGCAGCGCTTCGACCATCTCCGGCGCGCTGGGCGTCAGCGCCGACGTGGCGCGGAAATCCGGCGAGGGACCTTCGCGCATAAAATCGACGCCAGGGCCGTTTTCCGGGGCCTGGAGGCCGATCGGAGCCTCGCCCCGTAGGGTTGCCAGCTGAGCCTGGGCTTCCTCGACGCTGGCCGGCGCTCTGAGGCCGTCGGGGTTCAGCCCGCGCGCCGCCTCGCCGAGCACCTTGCCGCCGAGGTGCAGCACCGCGCCGGCGGCCAGGTCGCGCAGACCATCGCCGAAATCGTAGTCGTCGCCGGCGAGGTTGGAGAGGTAGGCGTTCGCGCCGACGAAGGGCGCGTTCTCGATCGCGCCGGCGGCCAGCGTTCGCGGCGAGGCGCTGGTCAAGAGGTTGGCGATCCGGCCGACCCGGGTCACCGCGCTGGCCGCGTCGGTCGCCTCGCCGAGGCCGAACGCGCCGAGCGCCGCGTCGCCGCTGCCGGCGGTGAGCGCCGCCAGGCCGACGTTGATCGGATCGGTGATGGCGCCGGCGATGTTGGCTCCGAAGTCGGTCAGCGCGTTGGGCTTGGAGGAGGCAAGCACCTGGTCGCGGAACTGGCGCTCGAGCGCCATGTGCTGCTGGAACGCGGCGTCATACTCCGTCACCGGCGCGTTGAACCGCAGGTAGCCCGGCACGCCGTACCGCTCGTTGGCCGTCTCGCTGTCGACCTGGCGCTGCACGTCGGTCTCGCTCGGCGCGCCCGGCGCATCGCCGGCGAAGTCCTCGCGCGCGGCGTTGAACACCGTCTGGCTCTCGGCCCAATGACCGAACTGTTCGCGTAGTCTCGCGCCCTCGCCGACCGGCGCGCCCTGCAGCGCGCCGTCGAGCTCGTCGAGGTCGCCCGCCGGCGGCCCGGCCAGAGGGATGGGGGGCATCAGGCCGCTTCCTTCGCGAGCGCTGACTTCGCGATGTTCAGCAGACAGTCGCGGAACCCTGGCGGGGTCGCCTCACGGATCAGCGTCTTGTTCTTGCCGCCGACCGCAGCCATCACGCCGATCCGGCGCGCCTTCTCGTAGCCGTAGCGCTCGACGGCGTAGGCCGGGAGCCGATGTTCGGCCGGCCCCCAGATCAGATCTGGGAGATCGACGCCAGCCGCATAGAGGTAGCTAGGCTTGCGCGAGAAATGCCCGTAGTGGCCTTGCTCGACGTAGCAGGTGAAGCCGCCGAAATCGTCAGCGCGCATCCATCCCCCCCGGCGATCGGGCTCAGCCAGGCCGAACCAACGCCACGCTTTGGAGTAGGCGGGGTGCTCGATGACCCCGCCGAAGGTGCGGACGTACCAGAGCGAATGAGCGAAACAGCCGCCGTCGTCGCCGACGTGCGCGATCTTCCCTGTGATCGGGTGGTTCGAGGCGTAGCGGCCCCAGCGCCGGCAGTCAGGGTGCGCCACGCCGGGCCACGGACCGCGGCAAAGACGAGCATCACGCTCGATCGGCCAAGCGTCCACGCCCGGCACGCCGGCGTAGCAGCCCCCAGCCTGCACGAAGAGCGCGGCGATCATGGCGCGCCCTGTAGGTGCTTCAGGGCCGCGGGGAGCACCGCCTCGAGGTAGTCGCGGGTCTCCTTGATGTCGACGCGCGGGATCCAGCTGTTGAGGCTGGGGCCGCCAGGCTGGCGCGGATCGCCGAGCCGCTGCAACAGGCCGGGGTGGTAGCCCCTGGCGTCGCGGTAGCCTTCGACGTTGCCGGGGCCGGCGTTGTAGGCCGCGATCGCCAGCGCCAGGCCCGGCCCGGTGTTGCCGTAGCGCTTGACGTAGTCGCCCAGCATCGCCGAGCCGATCTTGCGGTTGTAATCGTCGTCCCACTGCAGGCGGTGGACGTCGAGCGGCGCGCCGAACAGCTTCTGCGCGTAGGGCTCGGCGAACTGCGGCATGACCTGCATGATCCCGAGCGCCTGGCCGTAGCGCGTCTGCGGGCCGACCGCGCCGGTCTTGAACCGGCTCTCCTGGCCGGTCACCGCCCACACCGTCGCGTTGAACCCGTCGGCGCTCGAGAAGCCGCGCAGCGGCTGGCCGTCCGGCGCCTTCGGCTGGTTCGCCGGCGGCGCGGCGAAGGGCGAGGGCGCGCCGGCGGCGACGCCCTGCAGCTGGCTCCAGCTGGCGGTGATCGGGCGGCCCCACTTGTCGGCGACGGTCGACCAGGTGCCGTCGGGCTTCGGCATGACCAGCTGCAAGCCGCTCTCGTCGGGGAGGGTGCGCCAGGCCGCGGACTTGGCGACCTTGTCGGCGGTCATCTGCTGGCGCTGGGCGATCGTGCCTTGCGTGGTCGGGTCGGCGTAGATCCCGGCGCCGTTGCCGGCGAGCAGGCCGGCGAGGATCCGGCTCGAGCCGAGGTCGGCCGCCTGGTCGCCGCGCATCGAGCTCACGCCGAACGGCACGCCGAGCACGTTGCCGACCGTCGCGACCGATTGGTCAGCCGCCTGCTTCGGCATCCGCCAGCCGTGCTGGAACGTGTAAGCGCCGTTGAAGTCCTGGGCGGCGGCGATCGCCGCGTCGCGCGCGCTCAGGTGCTGCGTTCCCATGAGGTAGCGCGCCTCGAGCGTGATGCGGTCGATCCGGCCCTGGTTCAGCGCCTGGTCGGCCGGCGAGGTCGTGGTGGCGAGATAGGGCGCGAGCGCGTTGCGCACGGTGTTGGTGAGCTCGCCCGCCTGCTTGCTGCCGGTGGCCGCGCTCTTGGTCGACGGGTCGTTCAGCGCCGCGACGAAGCGTCCGACCTTGGCCGGATCGCCGTCGCTGTCGACGATCGCCGAGATCTCCATGGGGGTCATTTTCGCCGCGCGCAGCTGGTCGATCAGGAGGCCGCGCGGGCTGACCGTCCCGACGCCGGGGAGGCTGATCTGCGGCGGGAGCGCCGAGAGGATCCCGGCGATGTTGCTGAACGCCCCGAGCCGCTGCTCGGGCGCCGCGTTCGCGACCGACGCGGCCAGCTGGCCGGCCTCGGCCTGCGGGACGATCTGCATCTGCGCCGGCGCGATCCCGCTCTTGGCCTGGGTGCCGAGCATGTAACCGGCGTAATCGCCGCCGGCGACGAGCCGCTGATCGGGCGGGGCGGTGAGCAGCGTCTGCCATTTCCCCTGCAGGATCGCGCCGCGGTCCTGCGCGTCGGCCGCGCCGGGCTTGCCCTTGGCGGGCGCCGGCCCGGCGTTGAACGCCCACGCGCCGGCGCCCTTCGCCCTGGCCGCGAGCTCGGCCTGCGCGGCGTCGCGCTGGGTCTGCCAGATGAAGAGCTTGTCGGTGTAGCCGGGCGACGCCGGATCCGGCGCGGCCGACGTGACCGCGGCCTGCAGCTGGGTCGGGTTCCAATCGTGCACGCTGCCGGCGGCCGCGAACGCCTCGTCGGCCCGCTGGGCGCGGATCTTCGCGGCGGCCGCCTGGTCGGGCGTCATCATCAGCGAAGCGGCCGCGGCGTCGTAGTTGAACCCGGTGCCGTGGCCCGTCGTCGCCCGGGCGTAGGCGTCGGCCTGCGCGTCCTCGGCGGCCTTCTGCGCGGCGACCGCATGGTCGACCGCCTCCGGCCCATGCGCTCTGTTCTCGGCCAGCGCCCGCGCCTCGAGCTCGCCCTTCGCGCCCTTCTCGAGGAACCCGTCATAGCGGCCGTCGTCGAGCTCGCTCAGCGCCTGGCCGTACTGCTGGCGGTCGATCAGCCCACTGACCCGCGCCTGCGCGTTCGCCGAGCGCCAGCGATCGAGCGTCGCGGCGCGATATTCACCCGGGACCTGGGCGGCGATCGCCGGCAGCTGCTGGGATACGTCGTCGTAGGCGGCGGGGTTCGAATAGACGCTGTTGATCAGCGTCTGCGCCTGGTCGCCGGTCTGGGTGAGCACGTAGGCGTTCTGCGCATGGCCTTGGAGCTCGCCGGCCTGCGCGATCGCTTCGGCGCGCATGAGCGAGGCTTCCAGCTGCAGCTTGGGCTTCAAGCCCTCGGGCGCGCTGTCGAGGATCGGCGCGACCGCCTGGTCGAAGGCCTGGCCGGTCTGCGGGATCAGCGTCGGGGTCGAGCCGTCGTAGCCGTCGAGCAGCGTCTGGCGGGCGGGCGCCCACGCGGCGATCATCTGGCCCTTGAAGCCGTTCACCGTCGTGGCCTGCACCTCGTCGGCCTGCTCGAGCGCGCGGCGTTGCTCGAACTCGTTGGCCGCGCCGGCGCGCCGCAACGTCGCCTGGGTCGAGAGAGTGTTGAACTCGGCCAGCTGGCCCGGCGTCGCGCCGGCCTTCTGGAACGCCGCGGCGGCCGTCGCATAGGCCGCCTTGGTCTTGGCGATCTGATCGGTCGCGAACCCCGGCGAGCCGTTCCAGGCGCCGGCCTCCTGGCCGAAGCGGCTATCGTCGGCCTCCTGCGCGGCCTGGAACTGCGGGCTCATCGCGGCGGCCGTGCGGTCCTGCGCGGCCTGCGCGCGGGCGTCCATCAGGCCGACGCGGCGGCTCATCATCGCCACGCGTTCGAACTCGCCGCCCGCTTGGCCAAAGCCGAAGTCGGTCGGCTGCACGACGTCGGTCGAGGGCGCTTGGCCTTCGACCGGCGCATCGCCGAGGGAGGTGGGGAGCCGCGCCATCAGAACGAATAGTCGTAGGGGCTATCGGCGCCCTCGCCGCGCAGCGACTTCAGCGCCAGCATCTGCTGCTGATAGAGGCCCTGCTGCATCATGCCGCCGGCGACCGAGGATCCCGCGTTGATCAGGCTGCCGACGAACTGGTTGAGGCCCTGCGCCTTGGCGACGCCGGCCTTGTAGATGTCGTTCTGCGCGACGGTGCGGGCGCGGTAGGCCTGGCCGCGCGCCTGGAACATCGCCTGTTCGCTGAGGTTCTTGACGACGTCGAGCGAGGAGCCGACGAAGCCGCCGCCGTTCGCCGCGACCTGGGTCGCCGCTCGGGCGGCTGTCGCGTTGCCGGATTGTAGCGCTTCCTGCGCGTTGACGCCGCCTTCCATCTCGGCTTGCAGCGCCGCGTTCTTGTCGGCCTGAGCCTCGCGCTTGCCGGCGATCAGCCCGGTGATCCCCTTGAAGACGCTGCCGATCGCCGAGAGGCCGGCCGCGAGGGTGAACGGATCCAACTCAGCGCCCTTTCGACATGAGGAGGTAGCCGGGCCAGTTGGCCGGCTCGGTCGAGCGGCTGAAGCCGAGCCGCTCCATGGTCCGCTCGGCCTGGTGGAAGCCCTTGCGCACCAGCACCGTCAGGCGGCGCGCGCCGTGGCTTTGCTCGAGGTGGCGCACGACGGCCGCCGCGCAGAGGATCGCCGGCGCCCAATCGCCGCGCGGGAGCTCGGTCAGCGCGCTCCAGACTTGGTAAGCGCCGAGGCCTTGCGGGAAACCGCCGCCGAGGCCGAGCACCTGGTCGTGGTAGCGCACCAGCGTCCAGGTCGGCCCCGGCGCGCCGGCGGTCCAATCCCAGCCGACGCGGCGCATCTCCTCGCGCATGTCGGGGCGCGGAGTGAAGCGGCGCTCGTCGCCGCGCTGGTAGGGGCGCACATAGAGCGAGGGCCTACCCACCGGGCGCCACCTTCGGCTTGATCGAGTATATGCGGAAGTCGTAGCCGCTCGTCTCGGTGATGCGGATCCGCGGGTCGCGGCCGCCCTGGTCGCCGTCGCCGGCGAGGGTCACCTCGCGCACGGCCTTCTTGGGCGCAAAGCCGGGCGTGTCGGTCGGCAGGCGGGTCGAGACGGTTTCCATCGGGCCGCCGTCGAGCAAGCCCAGCTGGGCCAGCGCGCACTTCAGGCTGACGATCGCCGCGACGATCCTTTGCCGGGTGTTGAGGCTGTTGCCGACGAAGCCGAGCGAAAGCTTCAGGCTGTCGAATTCGACCGCGACCGGCTGGCCGGCCTGCACGACGGCCGCGGCCGTGCCGAGGGTGAACGCGCCGGTGTTGTCGACCGCGACGTCGTCGACCTCCACGCCGTCGGCGATCACGCTGATCGTCTCGTTGGCGTAGTCGGTGAAGCCGGCGAAATTCTTGGTCGGCGCGCCGGCGTAGAGCTCGGCCCCGTCGAGGAACAGCGTGTCGCTGACCTGGCTTTGCATCCAGATCAGCCGCTGCGTCGCGCCGCCCTTCGGCCGGCTGACCACGAGCCATAGCGTCTCAAAGCCGCCGGGGCCTGGCAGCACCTGCAGATCCTCGACGACGAAGCCCATCGGCAGCGCCTGGGTGGTCCAGCCGCGCACCGCCTGTTCCTTGTGGAACGCCATCGCCGCGAGGCCGCCGTCGGCCAGCTGCGCCCAGAGCACTTCGTCCGGCGTCGGAACCCACGCCAGGCGGGTGAACCCGCGCGTCGCCAGGTGCTGGGCGAGGAAGCTGAAGTCGTCGCCCTGCGCGCCCTGCTGGGTGTCGATCGAAAGCCAACGCAGCGTCTTGCCGCCGCGCGCGACGAAGCAGAGGCCGTTCCAGAGCTTGGCCGGATAGACGTCGGCGCTGCCGAAGTTCGAAAGCTGCTTCAGGGTGACGCCGGCGGGGCTGAGCGGCTCGTCGAGCACCGAACCGGCGACCAGGTATTCGCCGGTGATCGTGCCGGCGACCAGGTAGGTCGCGATCTGAAACCACAGGATCTGGCCGCCGTCGTCGCCCAGCCGCCGGCGGATCGCGTTGGTGTCGACGATCGTGCCGAGCCCGCTTCCCGGGGTGTAGTCCTCGCTCGTCGGCGCAAAGCCGGCGGTCTGCGTCAGGTCGAGGAAATCCTCGTTGGTGAGGGTCGCGCCGTTCACCAGGCGCTCCTCGCGCAGCGTCGGCCAGGCGGTCGGCCAGCCGCTCGCCGGCGAATAGGCCCCGAACGACCAAAAGCTCGTCGCCACCCCGCTCTTGACCGGGACCGTGCGCGTGACCGTGCCGGTGACCTGGGTCGAGGAGGTGTAGCCGGTGATCGTGATCACCCCGGCGCCGTCGTGGACGAACTGCCAGACGTTGTCGCCGTCGCTTTGGGTGCCCTGGTCCTGCACCGGCGGGTTGGAGCCTTGCTTGTTCCCCGCGGTCGAAAGCGACTGATACATGTTGCCGACGCTGGTCGCGAAGTTGCCGGCCGCGTAGTCGACGCCGGGGCTCCAGGCGTAGGCGCTGACCGAGCTCGCGTTGGCGCGGATCTTCAGCTGCTGGCCCACCTGCCCGGCGTTGAACATCGGGTTGGCCGCGTTCACCGTCACGCTCGCCCCGGCCGGGATCGCGCCGGCGCTCGTCGTGGCGTTGCTGTCGTGGATGTCGGCCGGCCCGGCGGTGTTGGTCAGGGTGACCGTGTTCGCGAGCGTGGCGTTCTCGGAAAGCCACGGCCCGTTAGGGTAGGTCTCGGCGGCGAACGTCCAGCTGACGTCGCTGTTGCGGGTGAGCGTCTTCGGCGCGATCGAGCCGTCGCTCATGCGCAGATAGATGACGTCCTGCACCTGCTTGAAGCGCAGCAGCTGCGCCTGCGCGGCGGTGTACGGGCTCGCGAACGTGACGATCGGCGGCCCGACGCCGTTCGCCTGCCACACCTGCACCAGGCTCTCGGAGAACTCGAGCATGAGCGCGTCGGTGAGGGTTTTGCGGAACGCGATCAGCCGGCTTTGGTGCGCCTGGCTATAGGTCGGCCCGACGCGCCAGAAACCGCGCCGCTTGTCGAGCGGTCCGGCGGCGTTGCAGATCAGGTTCTGAGCGAGCGCGCACCCCTTGGTGATCGGCTGAATGTCGACGCGATCCCAGAACTCGTCTGAGATCTCGCCCTCCGTCCACGAATTGGAGAAGCCGGCCGCGTCCATTTAAAGCCGAGCATCGCGCGGCGGCCGTCAGGTCGGATGAACCGCTAGACCGGGAACCCGGGCCAGCCCCAACGGCCGTAGCCGTCGGTCGAGCCGGCGAAGCGGCGGATCGCCTGCGGTATCGAGGGCGCGAGCGGCGGCTGGCCGCCTTCCTGTGTGCCGTCGACACTGATCGCGATCGCGATCGCCGCCTCGGCCTCCTTGGCGATCGCCGCGGCCTCGCTGGCGCTGCCGAGGATCGATCGCGCCTGGCGCTTGGCGGCGTCGTAGGCGATCGCGTCGGCGAGGTTGTCGTCGAGCGAGGCCCAGCTGGCGTTGCGCACATAAGCGACGTTCAGGTCGGAAAGCGTCGTCGCCGCGTCTCCATCGCAGCTGGCGGCGGCGATCGCGGTCTGCGCGGTGCCGTCGGCGGCCTGGATGGTCAGGACCTGCCAGCGCGTGCCCTGGTCGGGGACCTCGCGGCCGGCGATCACGTCGCCGGCGATCTCCCACACGCGAAGGCAGTCGCCCGGCAGCAGGAAGAGGCTTGGATAGCGGAAGTTCGCCCACTGCGGCTGGGCGGGCGACGGCAGGAGGGTGACGTAGGAAAGGGCGGAAAGCCAGCCGTGGCGGCGCAGCACGGTGCGCTTGGCGGTCTCGATCGAGCGCATCAGCTTGGTCGCGGCGACCGACTGCGCGAGCGAGGCCGGCGTCAGGTCGGCGACCGGCTCCTTGCCGAGGAACCCTAGCGCGGTGTTGATCGCGTCGACCTGGCTGGCCACGCCCTGCCCCTTCAAGAACCGAGGGCCGGTCGCCGTTCAGGGCGGCGGCCGGCCCTCTCGCCCCTTCCGGCGACGCCTGCGCTTGCCACGCGGGCCGCCGGCGGACCCCAATCAGATCCGGCGGATCCCGACGAGCTTCCAGGTGATCGTGCCGGCCGCGAAGTTCGCGCCGCCGATCGTGAAGAGGAGCTCGCACTGCTTGGCCACCGCCTTGGCCGCCGCGAGCGAGGCGTAGCCCAGCAGCTGCCAGAGCGGCAGATAGTAGTTCGGGACCGTGATCGCCGAGAGGAGGTTCGCCGAGCCGGCGGCATGGATGTCGACCGCGTTGTCGAGCGCCGTCGCATGGGTCGCATCGCCGAGCGAGAGGGTGCATCCGGCGCCGCCGGCGGTGAAGTGCACCTTCGACCCGTCGGGGTCGATGATCGTTTCCCAGCCGAGCACCGCGCATTGAATGGTGTCGTTCTGCGCGGTCGCGCCGGCGTTGGTGTAGACGTCGCGAACGAGGATCTGATCGGCGATCCGCTCATAGGCGTTGTCGACCGGGTTGATCGGGGAAGACTGCTTCGGCGTCCCCACGAAAGTACCGTAATGTTCAGCCATCGGCTGGGCTCTCCAGAGGTTTCAGGGGACGCGGGGGCTAGTACTGCGCCCCTTCGTAGCAGTCGACTTGCACGACGGCGCCGTCGTAGCGGCGGGTCGAGCCGTGCTCGGCCTTGTAGAAGGCCTGCGGGGTGTTCGACTTGTCCTTCCGCTGCCACACCTGCGCGTCGGTGATCGGCCGGCCGCGATAGACCGCGGCGTCCTTGATCCAGGCGGCGCAAGCGCGCACCGGGGTGACGCCGTCGTGGCCAGCGGTCTGCGACACGGGCTGGATCGTCTTCGGCATGCGCACGAAGGTGAAGCCCATGAACGAGTTGATCTTGCCCTCGTAGAGCGCCATCACCTCGTCGTAGAACCGGCTGGTCACCGGCGTGCGGCGCAGAAGGTCGGCCTTCTGCTGGCTCGTGTAGGCGAAATAACGCTCGCCCTCGAGCTCGCTCTCGTCGAGCAGCTGGCCCGCGTGGATCACCTTGCCGACCGAAAGGCCGTACTGCGAGCCGTCGTTCGGAACCTGCTCGGCGTCGTGCGCGAAGGAAACGTCGGTCGCGGCGATCTGCTGGGCGGCGAGGAACGCCACGTTGGTGATCGTGCCGGTGGCGTCGGCCTTGGAGGGGGCGGAGCCGAGGAGGCCGCCCACGCCGCCAGGCGCGCCGAGGATGTTGATGTCGACCTTACGCCAGCGGCCGGCCATCATGGCGGCCATCACCTTGTTGGTCGGGTCGACGAGCTCGCGAGCCTTGTCGACGTTGTCCAGCCACTTCGCATCTTGGAAGGGCACGAACATGCCGACGCGGCGGGTGAACGAGGGGAAGCCGTCGGGGGTGTCGGGCACGCGGGTGGTGACGTCCTCGGGATCCGACGTGCCGACGTCGTCCGCGTTGAACATCTGCCCGGGCGTGTCGTAGTTGAGCTCACCGTCGATGCAGCTCAGGAGCCGCGTGGTCAGCTGCTGCGGCGCCAGGTTCAGGTTGGCGCGGAAGCCGGGGACGT